TTTCAGAATCGGTTAGCTGAACAGGCCGGAGAGCAGCGGGACAAGAACGCCGCCAATCAAGGCAACGCCGCCGCCCGCCATGAGCTGTTTCATGCCCTGGCTTTTGGCACCGGGGTTGTCCGAGCCATAGCCCTCCAAGAGGTTAATCACACCCCAAATGCCAAGGCCTGCACCGAGTGCGATCACGAGGGTCTGCAAAACACCAACTGCGCTATTGAAAAATGCCATATTCGTACCTCCATAAAATCATGTTGAATTGTTGTGTGTAGGAAAATTGCAGCCGTTTTCTCCGGCTGCGGCATCGGAAGTATCGCTGTTCTGGGCGAAGTGCTGCTCTGTCCATTCGTACAGGGCAAGTGCATACAGCCTGTCATGCGACATCATAAGGCGGTAGGCTACATCCTGCGAAACCGCTTCAATGTCAATATCTGTGTAGGGAACACCGCGCCTGTCACAATCCTGCATCTGCTCCCAAAGGGCAAGACCGCAGAGGATGTTGCAGCCAATCTTTTCCCACTTGCGCATACATTCCATAAATGCCTGATAATTCGAGAGTTCCATAAACAGCTCCTTTTGCCGCGTTATTCTGCGACGGTAAAATCAGCGTCCTCGTCGGACAACTCAATCTCATAGAGGTCAAACGGTTCCTCCGGCACAATGACTGCCGAGGGATGTTTCTTCTTTTTTCGCTGCACCCGAATGTAGCGTTCTACATCAAAGGTGTTCTTCTTGTCGGCGTCGGACAGGTACTTATAGCGTGGGTGCTTGGTGATGTCATACTTCTTGGAGAAGAACGGGCGTACACCACGTAGCTGCAAGATACACATTCCGCCGTCCATTGTTGCAATTTCGTCCTGTGTCATCAGCTCCTTTCCTAATTTCTGATAATTTAAGCCGTGGGAGATTTCCTTTCCCCGATTTTCTGAGGTATTGAAGCTGTCGATGGTTTCTTTGCCCAATATCTCCGAGATTTCTTTCAGGGTTGTTTTCTCCTTACCGCCTAAAAACAACATGGTATCGCAGTTGCCGACTATGGTATCGGCGTTATCCTTGTAAATCGCCTTTAGCTGGCTCTGCGACTGCAAAATAATAGAAGCCGATATTTCACGGCTTCGGATGGTGGCAATCAACTTATCGAATTGCGGGATTTGACCGATGTTGGCAAACTCGTCCAGAATAAAGCGCACATGAACGGGCAGCCGCCCGCCGTACACATCATCGGCTTTGTCGCATAACAGATTGGTAAGCTGGGATTGGAGAATGGCAATGACAAAGTTAAAGGTCGAATCGGTGTCGCTCATAATGAGAAACAGCGCCGTTTTCTTATCTCCGATGGTATCAAGCTCCATCTCGTCATAGGCCATCAGGTCGCGCAGCTCTTTGATGTCAAAGGGAGCAAGTCGTGCGCCGCAGGAAATCAGAATCGACTTAGCTGTTTTGCCAGCAGCCAATTTGTACTTGCGGTATTGCTTCACCGCGAAATGCTCCGGCTCGCGTTCCTCCAATCGGTCAAACAGAAGATCCACGGGATTTTTATAATCCTCGTCGTCCTCGCGGGTATCGCTGGCATTTATCATGTCAAGCAGGGTGATGAAGTTCTTTTCTTCCTCCGGCGCTTCGTAGTGGATATAGCCGATCAGCGCCGTATAATAAAGACGCTCCGCTTTCACCCAAAAATCTTCGGTGCTTTGTGCGCCCTCGCCCTTGGTATTGACAATGATGGTGTTGACCAACTTCAAAATGTCTTTCTCCGTGCGCAAATACGCAAAGGGGTTGTAGTGCATACTCTTGGAAAAGTTGATAGTGTTGAGAACGGCAATGCGGTATTTTGCTCGCTGCAAAAGCTGTCCCACTTCGCAAATCAGGCTGCCTTTGGGGTCAGTAATGACATACGAGCTGTGAAGCTGCATGATATTGGGTTTACAAAAAAATCGTGTTTTGCCGCTGCCAGAGCCGCCGATGACAAGAATATTCTTGTTTCTCGCGTTCTTCGGGTCTTTGGGGCGGTTGGACATCATCAGCCGTTCCGTGGCGGTCAGCAGCACATTGTTGTCAAAGACAGGATCAATGAACGGCTTGATGTCTGCCGCTGTACCCCAACGCGCCGTGCCGTACTCCATGCCCTTGCGGTATTTCTTGGCGTTCTTCTGCTTGGAGTAGACCACCAGCCGGATAATCACGGCTGCGGCAAGCCCAATCAACAGATCGGTAGGATGGAAGCTGGGGGCTGCACTTGCAAAGGCAGCGGAGAAGCCCTGCCCGATATGCAGCAGCTTTGCAGATATATCCGCACCCTGCGCCAGCCGGAACGCCTGTCCGACCTTTCCAAACAGATAGATAAAGGCGAGATACGGAAGATGGAGTATGATTTGCTTTTTGATTTCCGGCTTCATCGGTCGATCCCCCTGTCCATATTTTTCACCTTGTCCCGCTTGGCGGTCTGCGCGGCTTCGGCTTTCTTCTCGGCAAGGTCGCGCCGCACAGAGGGCTTGCGCTCCTTGTCCAGCTTTTTCTTAGAAAACTCCCGAAACGCTGCCGTCAGCACGTCCGCGTCCCGTCCCTTGAAAAACACAAGGTATCGGTCATCTGCCTTTTTCAGCGCAAAGTCAATGCCGTATTTCTTCGCCGTGCTTTCAAAGGCTTTGATATTCGCATCGGTGATTTCGATATTGGAAACGCCCGTGCCGTGCCGCATAAGCTGTTTCAGCGTTTGCTTGCCGCGATGGGGCGTGTCCCTTGTCTTGCGGTAGAGCCGCAAGAGCTTCCACAGCGCGGCTTGCAGCACCTTTCCGTCCAGCTTTGCCGTCTTGATTGCAAGCGCAATCGTCTTTCGGGTCACTTCTTCCTGCAACGGTTATCACTCCTTTCGATTTTTCTGCCGCAGTCAGGGCGGGCGCACCCGCCAGATCAGCCATATTCTCATAGGCTTTCGTCAGGCGAACAGGAATAGTCCGGGATGCCCGATTTCGGCTTGCCCCAATCAGGGCTTGCCATGTCGTGCGCGACGAGGGCGGTATAGTAGTTGTCGATGGTAGACGGAGCGTTGAACAGCACCGCCCGCAGATATTGCTTGATATTGCGGATCTTCGTGGTGTTCTCCCGCATACAGTCCATGACAAACTCGATGTGGCTGCTGTTCAGCTTCAAGAATTTACTCTTTACCAGCTCGGCGGGGTAATCATCGCCAGCGATGCGGAGCGTCTTTCGCGCAGAGCAGACAGTTTCCAGCATGAGGTCTACGATCTCGTCCAAACGCTCCTTGTCCATTTTCGGGTCCTGCGTGAGCGTGTCATACTCGATATTCTCCATGATGATTTCTCGGTAAATATCTACGGCACTCTGTTTGAACGCTTCCGTTCCTTTCCGTTTCGGCGCAGTCCTGCAAGGTGAGGGGTCAGGGGAAAGGATAGGAAAGGAATCGGTACTTGATAGATCTGTAATTGATTTTTCTTTTTTTGATAAGTTAGTTCTTGATCTATCTTTATTTAATTGCGTTGGATTTTCCGACGTCGGATTATCCGTTGTCGGATTTTCCAACATCGGTTTACCCGGTATTGGATTTTCCAACATCGGCTGCGGCTGCTCATAGATGGTGTATTCGATAGCAGTCATTTTGCCTTTTTCATCGCGTCCCTGCCGCCGCAGGATATATCCGGCTTTTTCAAGCTCCCATACAGCGGTGCGGATCGCGTCGATGCTCTCACGGTTGATATGGGACAGCCCCGCAAGGGTATAGTCCCAATCCTCCGGCAAGGACAGCATTTGCGATAACAGCCCCTTGGCTTTCAAGGTCAGCTCCTTGTTTCGCAGATGGTGGTTTGACATGACGGTGTACCCGCTGTTGCGCTCCACCCGAAATACTGCCATAGGTTATCAGCTCCTTTCGCTCACTTCGCCGTGCCGCGCCGGAGGGCAGTCAACTTGCCCGGCTCATACGGACATTCCGCGTACACGCAGAACTGGTACTTCCAATGCGGACGGTAAAAGTGACAGGTATTGCAATCCTCACAGTCGGCACAGCCGCCGTTTTCGTAGCGGTCAAAGCCGGGCTTTCCCCGCATGAGCATTTCAAACGCACGGCTGCTGCCGTTCGTAAAGTACATTGTGGCTGCACCTCCTCTCAGATTTGGGCAGAAAAAACGCCGTAGACTTTTCTCAAAATCTACGGCGTGGGTGTATGCGAAAAGGGATGCTGCCTTGCGGTAACATCCCTTTTGACGCTTGGTTATTCAATTTTTGAGCTAACCTGTTTGCCCTCTGCCCTTAAAAGCGTTGATTTTACTGGGTTTCTGCTTGTTTTCCTATGTCAACGCTCTTGAAGCGTGTCTTTTCTTTATTGTGTTTTCACTACACTATAGATGAACACACATCTTGTCGGAGTGACTCCGATCAACTACAAAATCAAGCACGCTTCTGTAAAAATGTTTTCTCTGCCATATGGATCACGAAGTCGCGTTCGTCCGGATCGGCTTTTGCGAAGTCGATCTGATACCGCTGGCAGGTCTTGCGGAAGTGGACAACATAGGCCAAATCTTCTTTCGTCGGAGGTGCGACATAGCCATTCGGCGCGGCAAGCGCGTCCAGCTCCAGATATTTTTCGTTCTGCATCTGTCAAACCTCCTTCAAGTATTGCCCGAATAATTCCCGCGCAGCATCACCATCAATCAGCAGCAGGAACGGGTCAAACCGGCTGAATGGAATCGCGCCGTAAGTCTGCATATAGTGTTCCCGAAGCTGCGTCGTTTTGGCCTTCAGGTAAATTGCGCCGCCGTAGCCATAATCAATGGAGAGTTGAATCCCGAAAGCCAGCAGCGCCGCGCCGATTCCAGCGTATTTTCTAGGCTTGGACAGTGTCGGATTTCCGCTGGGTGCACTTTCCATATACTCCACATAAACCAGCACGCCCTCCGGCATATCCCGATAAGCAGCAAGTCCGACCAGTTCCTTGGTTGCATCCAGTTCCAGCGCATATTTGTCGAGCACAGCGTCCTGAATAAAATCCGTACGCCAGTCGGTTTGCCAATGTCCTCTCGCTGTTCGTTCAAAATCAGCAGCAGTCGCTTCCCGAATAGAGGCAGGAAGCTTCGCGCTTGTTTGGCTTTCGATGATGTAATAACGTGGCTGCATAGCGGCTGCTCCTTCAATTCTTGATTTATTATACCACAGCTCTCAGAAAAACGCAAAGAAGAGTTTTCCTGATCTGCTTCCGCATCCGGTTTACAGCCGCTGCTGAGAATGTCCAACAGTTCTTTCTTCGACCATTGCCGCTCCCGCGCATGTTTCAGATACCACCTGCGCGCATCTCTTGTCAGCCCTGCCTCCATAATGATCACGTTCAGTGTCCAGCCGATTTTCATTGCCAGCCGGAGGAGTGCTTGGTCATTTTCATAAGTCTTATAAAAATCGCGCATCCGGCGAACGTTGCGCGGGGAAAAGCCTGTGCGCTCAGGGAAATTTGCCTGCAAGAACTCTGCGGCTGCGACGGCTGCGCCCTTCTCTAGGCGCCGGCTGATGACCTTGCCGATGGCATGGATTTCGTTCATCTGCGGAAGATTCTGCGCGAGAATTGCGGTTAATTCCCGGTACATCGTACCGTAATCCACAGGTTTTCTGACGTTCATGACTTCTCCTTTCCGCGCTGACGCGCATCGTATATTTCGTCGTTTTGCGAATAGTCTGCTACAATATTTTGTGGTATGATTGCCTCGTTCGTTTGATTCTAGCGAGGGAGGAGCAGTCATGCAGTATACCGATAACGAAGCCGCCCTGATTGGCGGTCTGATCTCAACCTATTTCTTTCAGCCTGCCGTGTCCGCGTCTTTGAAGGATGCGTATGGTCGTGTTTTGGAGCATCTGCATCAGAATGCACTCACTTCCTCTGACCTTCAGCAGATCCGGAAAGCTGTGAACTTTTTGATGCCCCTGTGCCAGTCGAACCGGCAGACCCAGCGGGAGCTTATGGGTGTCAACGCAAGGACAACGGCGCTACTGAATGGCTCACGGTAATCGCAGATAACGCAAAAGGCACGACGCGATGTCGTGCCTTCGCTATATATTTTTGCTGACGGCTTCATTCAGCAGGTGCGGCTTTCTAGTGCTCTTTTTTGAAGTGGACTTTGTAGCAAAGACTTTGCTTGCCCACACAAAGAGGTGCAGCACGGAATCGAACAGGGAATCTTCTTTTACTCATTTATCGTTTGCTTGATTTCCGCGCCGCTCTTGATCCGCACCAGCACCTCGTCGGCGGAGAGGACGGTCACGCGCTCTACGATCTGCCGGACGGCGTTTTCGTTCCATTCTGTGATCGTGGATGCGGTGCCCTCTATGGCTTGTTCTGCCTGCTTCATGCGGGTGCAGACGCGGTCAGTGTCCATGCTGCTTTGCAGAATAGTTTCTTTCTGCTTTTTGAGGGAGGTCTGCTCAGCAAGGATTTCCGCGAACTGCGCGTTGCAGGCTTCCTTATCTTCGGCGTCGATAGCTTCGGTCAGCAGGGTTTGGAACTGCTCGTCGAGCTGCACCAAGCGGCTTTCAATGTCGGCAAGGCTCATCGTCTGCCCCTGCACCGGCAGAAGCTCTAAGGAAACTGCATTTTTAATAAGGTCGAGCAAGGCCGGTTTATTGCTCATGGCGGAATTGATCGCTGCCAGAATCGCCGCCTGCAGCTGTTCTTCCTTGATCGTCGGGGAATCGTGGCAGTATTTTGTGCCGTAGTTCAGGCGGCTGGTGCAGCGCCAAACGGGATATTTTCGTCCACGGGATATCCATGTGCATCGGCGGTAGAGCGTCCCGCACTCACCGCATACAAGCCTGTCCGACAGCGCGTATTTGCTCGTATAACAAGAGCGTCCTGTCACAGCCGTTTTGGATGGGCTGCGCAGGGCGCTCCGACGTGCCATTTCCGCTTTTACTGCATTGTACTGTTCCCGGCTGACGATGGCTTCATGGTGATCGGGCATATAGTATTGCGCCATCTGACCGACGTTCTTAATGACCTTCTTGCTGATCACATCTGTCCGGAATGTTTTCTGAAGCAGCACGTCGCCGCAATATTTTTCATTTGTCAGGATGCTCTTGATGGATGTTGTTGTCCATTTTGATTCTCCAAGAACCGTTTTGATCTGATTTTCTTCCAGCCAGTCTTGCAGATTTCGCAAGCTGGCGCCGCTCTCATATCGCTTGTAGAGTTCGCGCACGATTTCTGCCTGTTCTGGTATGACGCGGAATTTGCCATCTGCATCTTTTTCGTATCCATAGAGCCGGTAGCAAGGGATTTTCAGTGTTCCGACCTTTGCTTGCATCTGTCGGCCGCGCCGGATGTTGCCGGAGATGGATTCGCTTTCAGACTGCGCCATCGCGCCGTACATCGTGATCATGAATTCGCTGTCTGGCGGCAGAGAGTTGATATTCTCTTTTTCGAAGAGAACCCCGATGCCAAGCTGCCGGAGGATGCGCGTATAATTGATGCAGTCGAGCGTATTGCGGGCAAATCGTTGGATGGACTTTGTAAGAATAAGGTCGATCTTTTTCTGCTTGCACTGGCGGATCATCCGCAGGAATTCTGTGCGCTTTTTCGTGGATGTGCCGGTGATGCCTTCGTCCGCGAAAATGCCAGCCATTGTCCATTCCTTGTTGGACATGATTTTATCTGTGTAGTACTCGCACTGGGCTTCGTAACTGCTGGCCTGTTCTTCCTCCTTGGTCGAGACACGGCAGTACGCCGCGACACGAAGCTGTTTTGTGACCGTGGTCGTTTGCTGCAATTCCGGCTTTGGCGGAATGATAATGACGCGCGGTTTTTCGTCTGTCATACCAAATCTTCCTTTCCAATGATCTGTCCGTTTTTAAGCTGCAAGCGCACCGTCTGGCGCGTCACCAGCACGGCAGAGACGGCACTCTGCAGCAGCTCCGCGTTGAGTTCTGCCGTGCATTCGAACGCTGTAAACAGCCGCCGCAGGCGCTCGGTTTCGTATTCTTCGTTGCCGATGTCGTCGTATTGCTCCTGCGCCAGCTTGCAGATCAGACTTCTGGCAGCGTCCTCGTCAAGCGGCTGGGCGTTCAAAATGTCATCCAGTTCAGCTTGCGTATTCGTATGCGTCGGCTTGGATGTTCGCTCTGGCCGTATAATGCGTTCCGGCTGTTCTGCCAGTCTGCCGAGCAGGTGCGTGACCTGTTGCTCGACCTCCGGTGTGGGCGGCTTGGAGCAGACACGCTTGAGTGCTTTCTGTGCGGGTGTCCGCTCCGGCAGGCGCTGCTTGGTCTGCCTTTTTGCAGATGCTGCTTCAAATAATCTTATGTCAACTAAATTTGGATAGCTGTCTGCGCCGATGTACTTGGCATTCTCCAAGATTCGGGCAACCATGTTCTTGTTCCAGCGCTTGCCCTCGTCATAGGCGGGGCCGGTCTTGCTCATCTGTTCTGCGATTTCCTTCAGCGACGCGCCGAGCATATATTGCAGGAAAATATCCTGCACAGCTTTTGCTTCCGGTTCGTTCCGGATGATCTCACCCATGCGCATTTGATACCCAAACGGCAGCTTCCGATTCCCCATTACCGCTTCGTCCTCTCAATCTGCTCTGTCAATTCCAAACCGTTTTTCAGCCGAAACCGCAGGCGCTCGTTGCTGTCCACAATGATTTTTTCCACAAGCGCATCGAACAGCTCCGCATCAAAGCCATCGAGGAAGTCCGGCCCGTCCTCCAGCGCATCCATGAGATCGCGGGTACGATCCGCCAGATCGTCGCTGTCGGTATCGAGAAGCCTAGCCTTTTCCTGTTTCAGACTGCGAAGCTGTTCGCTGAGTTTGTTATTTGATGTTATAAAAGTATCAGGATCAACGCCACCCGCTTGCTGAAGCTGGGCTAGGAATTGAACCTGACTGAGAATATCGGATATTTTCTTGTTGAGGGAGATCACATCTTCGCTCCAGAGCATCCGGCTGTAGCGGATTTTCTGGAGGTTTGAGAGCATTTGTGTGAAGATGGGGTTACCGTGGTGTTTGAGTTTGTAGTACAGACGGCAGAACGCTGCGTTGATTGTATTCTCTGGTATCTGACGGATGTCACAATTCCGACCTCTGTCGTGGCCTAAGCATACCCAGTAAACGTTTGCATTGATTTCTTTCCTTCGAAATACGGAGCCACACGATCCGCAATACATCTTTTGGCGCAGTGGGTATGCTTTGTTATGCCTTTTGGCGACTCGTTCCGATCTGCTTTCCAGCAGTTTTTGCGCCAATTGGTATTCCTGCTCCGAAATGATTGCCGGATGCGTTCCCTCTGCCCAGTAGCACTGGGCTTCTCCGGCATTGATTTTGCAGTGGAACGGAAAAGTACTTGGGGTGTAATATTTCTGCCATTTGGAATTTCCAGTGTATTTTTCATTCCGAAGGATGTAACGCACGGACGAAGAATCCCATTGCGCACGTCCATTTTTGCATGGTATGTTGTTGACTCGTAAATCTGCGGCAATTTGTTCAGTACTGCGGCCGACAAGGAAATCGGAGAAAATTTTCTGCACAACATCAGCTTGTCCCTCGTTTATTTGAATCCGTCTGTTTATCGACTCATAGCCATACGGAAGATATGCTGGAATGTATGTGCCATCCTTCATCCGCTTCTGGACTCCCCACTTGACGTTCCCAGATATGGACTCGCTCTGCTTTTGCGCTAGGGATGCCATGATTGCCGTGACCATTTCACTAGACACCTTGCTGGTGTCGATGCCCTGTTCTTCGAACTGGACGCTGACGCCAAGCTCTTTGAGTTCCCGAACGGCTGCAAGGCAGTCCTTTGTATTTCGGGCGAACCTGGAGATGCTCTTGACCAAGATCCTGTCGATCTTTCCTTTCCTGCAATCCTGCATCATGCGCTGAAAATCTTCGCGCTTTTCAACCGACGTGCCGGTGATGCCCTCATCGGCGTAAATATCGACCATTTCCCAATCTGGATTACCGGAGATGAGTTCGGAGTAATATTGGTTTTGGACTCGATAGGAGTTGAGCTGATCTTCGCTGGAGGAACTGACGCGGGCATAGGCTGCGACACGCAGCTTTCGCGCGGCGATCTCATCGTGCGCGGGGATCACAATGACCCGCTGCTGTTCCAGCGCAAGATTTCCATCACTCTGCTTTTTTGCCACGTCGTTCACCTCCTTGCAGCAACACACTACTACAATATTCGCAAAATAGCTATGACCAAAACGGAGAAAAATCAAGCGTAAAGTGTGAAATTTGCACCAAGCTCGACAGCGATCCGCCGTGCGATCTTCTTGATCTCATTCTCTGAAAAACCGACCGTTCGGAGCGCTTTCAGGAGCTGGCAGATGCCTAAAAAATCAACATTTGGATTCATACGGTTCTCCTTTTGCCATGGGGCGGCTCTGTTTGCGCAGAGCCGCCCCTGCTTTTGAAATTTTGATGTTTGCTCCTATTCGACGCTTCTTCCCGGAGCATGGCAGCGGCTGAACGGCAGCTGGCGCCGCGCACGGGTCTTGCACCCCTCCGAGGATCTCTCCGAGCTGCCCCCATTACGTTCCGTTGTGGCTGGGCAGGAGTACCATTATCCGCGGATGAGATCATTGCGAGGCAGCTTGCCAAAGCTGCTTTTGGATGGATGGGTACCGCTCGTCACCTTCTTGGGCCGTCTTTATGCAGTTCCCTGCACAGGTGGTCTTCGCGCATCCTCCGCATCGCTGTTCCATTTCTGGCTCATCCGCTTGATGTCATTTCAGTCGCTGGATATGTACTTTTCAAGCTGCACGAGGTGGACTGAAAATGTCCCCTCAATGCATAGGCCACGGGAACGACTTTTTTATAAGGTCGTTTGAAAAATTTTTTTAATTTTTTTCATGCGGATAGCAACTGCTGCCTGCGTACACCCCCATCTTCGTGCAAGTTCTTCTTGCCCATGTCCTTCGAGTGTGACATAGGTAAGCAATTCCAAGTCTTTTTTGTTTAATTTCATAATGGCGCGAAGTAATCGCTCATCTTCCAATGTGTCGACCCATGCATAGCGGTTTTGAAAACCAGTTTCATCAAAGGTGGTAGACATGACCCCGCTTTTTCTAAATAGGGCAGAACGCCGATCATCGTCTGGACCATCAATTTCTATTGACGGCATTTTCGTTGCCCTGCGTTCATACGCACGATTCCGGCAGAAGCAGTGCCAGTCATACTCATATATTTTTTGAATGCTTTTTTCGCTCATTCCTGCGTTGGCGTATTCTTTTCGCAGTTTTGCCCATTCACGATCAAATTTTGCTTTCTCTGCTGCACAGTTGAATCCCATACGGATTCCTCCATTCTTCTGAAATTTTGAGAAAACCAAAATTTCAAAAGCGGAGGGGCGCGAGGCTGGTAAAAAACGGCCAATGGCGCAGTTCTGTTATCAAAAACAAACCTGCGCCATTGGCCGCTGTAAAAAAATACGAAGCAAACCATCTTGTCTTGAGAAAATAGCCGCATCTTGCTGCAGCCCATTTTGTTTTACAATATGGTTAGCCGCTTACCTTTCGTGTCAAGAAATTGAGTCTGTTAACTGTAAGTATATAGTCACGGGTAGTCTGCCTACCTATTTTTCCTTCATCCCTTTGCTTTTTCTCAATAGCGCCTCGACTATAGCCATTCGCTGACGCTATCAGGAGAGTCCTCAAATAAGAACGCCACGCTTTGTAATGTTTGTATGAAGCAGTGTCTCTCCAATGCATGATTCTCTGGGAATAAGGATTAGCGTTGAAGAGAAGTGCAGTGCAATTTTCGCAAGCAGCGGAAATCGCTTGCTGCAACGAGCGGAGAAAGTGCAACGTGTAAACGCCCCTTGAACCAACAGGGATTCTGCTCCTTCTCTTTATACGGTGTCTTCATAATCTCATAGCAGTTTGATTTTACATTCACGGCAGCAAATGCGTTATCTGAGGCGTCTCTACAGCTCAAGGGGCATTTTATACGTCAGCGTCAATTGCCCACTGGCATTCTCATAGGCATCGCCGTATGTAAAGCCGCAGCCCATGGAGCCTGGAAGCACGGATTTTCTAAAAATGTCCATCTCCTTGTAGGGCGAACGACTGATCCGTTCTTCAATGGCGGATGTTGTCTTGGCCGAGCCGCGGGACAGGGTCAGCGTCGGAGACAGCTTCACCAGCATATTGCTTCCAAACACCAGCGCCACTGTCACCGGGAAAAACTTGCTGACGCGGCGGCGCGGCCATGCAGCACAGCTACTGCACGGATATTCCTTGGGGCGAAGCCCAACCCGGCGATCTGGTCTTTTATCCGGATGATTCCCACGTCGGCATCGCTGGAGGCACAGACGCAGACGGCAATCTGCTGATCGTCCATTGCAGCGGCGGTGCGAACGGCGTGGTTATTACTGGTTCGGCGGGATTTACAGCAGTGGCAAGTCCGAATTTGTTTAAAGCATAAAATCTACGGTGAGACACATTGCACAAAGCAATGTATCCCACCGGAAGAACCATGCTGCCCGTTCTGACAGGACGTACGTTTTTTTGCAACAATGCACGTCTGAGTCACAGCTAGTACAAATCTCCATCTATCACTTCAAATAGATCCATCCCAGCGATTTCTTCATGC